CCTCCGTGCGGGATTTTTTCCCCACGGGAGAGTCGGCGGCGGTCCGGCGGCAGTCAAGGCAAAGGCCAGGGCGCTGCGGGAGCGCAGCGAAAGGCCACAAAACGCTGCGAGGACGCAGCGGGAATTGAATCACATGGCATAGACCAAAAGCCTGAAAGGCAAGAGTCAGCACGCACCGGAGACCGGTGCGCGTCGGCCCTTGCCTTTTTTGTTTTCCGGTTCATGACCCGGCCCCTGTGCCGGTATTCATCCTTTCTTCCCTTCCCTTCCGGTTTCCGTGCCCTACCACGGAGGCCGGGTCATGAGCCGGAGCTGCCGCCCTGCCTGCGCCGAAGGCTTGCGCTGGATGCGCGGGGTATTGACGTAGACGCGGTGGGGCGGCAAGGTCCGAATCGGACACATTTTCCCCCGACGCACACGGCGGCGTTCGCGCCGCAGCGGGTTTGATCCTCCTGCGGCGGCCCTGGCTGCCATGCGAGGGTCGCCGTGTGCGCCGGGTATCACAACAGGAGGATCAGCATGGCAAAGAAAAAGACACCCGGCGGGACTGCCGGAAAGGGCGGCGTCAACCCGGCGCCGACGAGGGACGATCAGACGGTGCGGATCGCAGCGGAGCAGCTGACCATGGTTCCCATTGACGATCTCATCCCTTACGCGAACAACGCCAAGAAGCACGGCGTTAAGCAGATCAACCAGATCCGGGCCAGCCTGCGGGAGTTCGGTTTCGTAACGCCGGTGCTCATCGATTTTAACAACAACATCATCGCGGGCCACGGCCGGGTGGAGGCCGCCAGGGCGGAGGGCATGAGCGAGGTGCCCTGTGTGCTGGTGACCAACCTGACAGAGGCCCAGCGCAAGGCCTACATCCTGGCGGACAACCGGCTGAGCGAGACGGCGGCCTGGGACCCGGAGCTGCTCCAGATCGAGCTGGAGGGGCTGGACAAGCTGGACTTTAACACCAGCATCATCGGATTTGACGCTGACAGCCTGCGGGAGATCGAGGTGAGCGGCTACACCCGGGCAGCGCCTAGAGCAGACGCCACGGAGTCCGACAATGGGTATAAGCTGCGAGACCTGTTTCTGTGCAATCCTTTCTCGGTCCTTGATTGCAAGACGGCGGCGTGGATGGACCGCAAGCGGGCATGGATCCAGCTGGGCATCCGCAGTGAGATCGGGCGCAAGGACAATCTGAGCGGAGCCTGTGACGCGCCGGATTATATCTCCGGGACCTGCGACAAGATGGCGCCGGGGACCAGCATATTTGACCCGGCACTATGCGAGCTAATGTACAACTGGTTTTGCCCTTCAGGCGGCACGATCCTGGACCCGTTTGCCGGCGGCAGCGTGCGGGGCATTGTGGCTGGATATTTGGGCTATCGCTACTACGGCAACGATCTGAGACAGGAGCAGATCAACGCCAATGTGGATAATGCGGCAGAGATCACGATGCAGGCACAGCCTCAATGGACGTGCGGCGATAGCCGAGACATTCAGCGGCTTGTGCCGCCAGGGCCGTATGACATGGTATTTACCTGCCCCCCCCTATGCGGACCTGAAATCTACAGCGATAATCCGGCGGACATCAGCAATATGCCATACGACAAGTTTTTGATGGCTTACCGAGATATTATTTCCAAGGCCTGCGGTCTTTTGGCCCTTGACAGATTCGCCGTCGTTGTCGTGGGGGATGTCCGCGATAAGCGCGGATTTTACCGCGATCTTATCAGCGACACTAAGCGGGCTTTTGAGGACTGTGGGTGCCTGTTGTATGACGAGATCATTAAGCTTGACCCATTTGGCACGGCTGGGGCAAGGGCACGGCGGTTATTCGCCACTCGCAAGGTCGTGCGGGTGCATCAGCACGTTTTGATATTTTACAAGGGCGACCCCCGGCACATCAAGGACGTGTTTGGTGAGGTCCAGATTGCGGAGCTTGATACAGACGATATGAGCGGAGAGGAGTGACGAGCGTGGCAGGGCCAAGACAGCCAACGGATGTGGTGATCGCCAACGGGCGCAAGCACCTGAGCAAAACCGAGGAGGCGGAGCGGCGGGCCGGTGAGGTCAAGGTCTCACCCGCCAAGACGGCCAAACCGCCCAAGTGGCTGCCGGAGACGCTGAAAAAGGATTTCCGGGCTATCGGCAAGCGGCTGATCGCCTCCGGGCTCTACACGGAGCTGGACGCTGATACCCTGGGCCGCTATCTGGTGGCCCAGCACCAGTGGCTCATTGCCACCAGCGAGGCAGAGAAGGCGCTGGCCCAGCGGGATCAGGAGAACGCCGACGGCTGGGGCAAGATCCAGGAGCGATACTTCAAGCAGGCCCGAAACTGCGCCAACGATATGGGCCTGACCGTCACCAGCCGCTGCCGCCTGGTGGTGCCGGATACCGGCAAGCAGGCGACGGAGGACAGCAACCCCATGCTGGAGCTGATCCGGGGAGGCATGGATCGGTATGCCTGAGTTGTTGACGCTGGCGCCGGGCATCGAGGTACCGACGCCGGATGACGGCGCGGAGCTGCGGTACAACCAGGAGGCCGTGGACCGTGTGGAGAAATTTTTCTCCATGCTGGTGTTCGGTCAGAATGACTGGGCTGGCAAACCCTTTGAGTTGCTTCCGTGGGAGCGCGACCTAATCCGGCGGTTCTACGGCATCGAGGTCAAGGATGATGACGGGCGCTGGGTACGGTATCGTCGCTTTCTCTATAACGAGATCCCGAAGAAAAACGGAAAGAGCGAGCTGGCAGCGGGACTGGGGCTGTACCACCTGCTGGCTGACGGCGAGCAGAAGCCAGACGTGGGCATTTTTGCCGTGGACAAGGAGAACGCCGATATCATTTACCGCTGCGCTCAGACCATGGTGGAGAACTCCGTCATTGGGCAGCCGCAACATCGGCCACTGGCGTGGGCACGCCCCAGCGTGCGGGAGATCCGCACCCGCTTTGGCGGACGGATGAAGGTGTATTCCGGTGACGTGGATAACAAGCATGGCCCCAGCTTCTCTGCTATCCTCTGCGATGAGCTCCACGCATGGGCGGGTCGGGCAGGCCGGGAGCGGTGGAATGTTTTGACTACAGGATCCGATGCTGCCCGCGCCCAGCAGACCGTCATGGTGCTGACCACGGCGGGCGATGACCCGGACCGGAACTCCATCGGCTGGGAAGTCCACGAGACCTGCCGCCGGATTCTGGCATGGCGGAAGGGTGAGCCGGAGCGACCGGGTGACACGGACAACAGTGAGTGGCTGCCGATTATGTACGGCATTTCCACTTTAACGCAGGACGATCCGGACAAAATTGCGGATCTGGATATCTACGATGAGGCGCTGTGGAAAACCTGCAACCCCAGCTACGGCGTGACTATGAAGGCCCGAAAGTTCCGGAAGGAGGCCCAGGCCGCCAAGATGAGCGAGGCAGCGGAGCGGAATTTCCGGTGGCTGAGGCTGAACCAATGGATCAGCACCAAAGACGTGGGGTGGTTGCCGTTGACTCTCTACGATAAAACTCAAATCGGCCCCTCCGCCAAGGCGGAGCGGGAGGCGTGGGTCGAGGAGCATTTGACGGGCAAGACCTGTTACGGCGGGCTGGATATGTCCCTCCGGACGGACCTCAGCGCTCTGGTGCTGGTATTCCCGCCCCAGCCGGGACTGGATCAGGGCGTGGCCTTGTTCCGGGCTTGGCGGCCCCTTGAGGGCGTGACGGAGGCGGAGCAGCGGGACCATGTGCCCTACCGGGACTGGGAGCGGGCCGGGTTCCTCACCCTTTGCCAGGGCGACATGATCGACAACCGAGACGTGATCGCGGCCATTCTGGACGCCAAGGAGCGGTATGACCTGCGGGCGCTGGGCGTTGACCAGTTTTTAACGGAAACAATGACGCCGCTGCTCCAGGACGAGGGCGTGGAGATCATCGCCATCCCGCAAACCATGTTAGGGATGAGTCCGGGGATGAAGGAGCTGGAAATGCTAATCCGCAAGCATGAAATGCTCCACGTCCACAACACCTGCGCCCGGTGGTGCTTTGGTAACGTCCGGTGCGCGGTTGACGGCAACGAGAACCAGAAGCCCATGAAGAACCGGAGTATCGGGCGTATCGATATCACGGTGGCGTGGATCATCGCCGTGGCAGCGTGGATCGTGAAGCGAAACCAGAAGCCGGATCTGGCGGCGGCGATGAGCCGTCCCGGTTTTAGCTTATAACGCGGTCCGAATCGGACCGGAAAGGAGACCGCATGAAAAAAGTAAAGAGCGCTCTGGCCCGGTTCGGCCCGGACGTGCTGCTGGTCTGCGGCGCGGGCACCGTGGCCGTAGGCTGCGGGATGATCTGGCTGCCGCTGGGCGTAATCGTGGCCGGCGGGGCGCTGATCGCCTTCTCCCTGCTGAGCGGTCCGGGAGGTGATGAGCGGTGAGCATGACCAACAGGCTGCGGCTGGCCTTCAGCCAACCGCAGCAGGTACGGAATGACGTGACCGTCAAGACGCTGGCGGCGTCCGGCGGGCTGGCCGTGGGTGAGCTAACCGAGACCACCGCACGGAAGCTGAGTGCGGTGGACGGGTGCATGGAGATCCTGAGCAACTCCATCAGCAAGCTGCCCAACTTCGTGATGGACAGCCGGACGCGGGAGCACGTGGACCATTACCTCCTGCGGCTTCTGAACGTCCGGCCCAACGAAGCCATGACCCCCAGCATCCGGCGGAAGGTGCTGGAGAACAGCCGGAACGAGGGCGGCAACGGCTATGACTGGATCATCCGGGACCCCCGGACGGGGATCATCCGGGAGCTGATCCCGGTGCCCTGGTGGCTGGTGCAGCCATGGCGGGATGAGGCCGGGCGGGTGTGGTACACCGTGACCCATCCGGTGACCGGCACGCCCATGGTGCTGCCCAACGAGGACATCTGCCACTACAAGGCCACCACACGAGACGGCCTGACGGGCATCTCGCCCCTGCGGCGGGCCAGAGAGGTGCTGGCAGCGGCACAGGCGGCACAGGCGTATGATCTGGCATTTTACGCCAACGGCGGCCAGCCCAGCGGCGTACTGGAGACGGACAGCGATCTGGGCGGCTGGGCGGAGGACGTCAACGGCAAGCACATCCAGAACCCGGACGGCAGCTATCAGACCCGGAAGGACCTGCTGCGGCACGAGTGGGAGAAGGTACATGCCGGCCCTAGCAACAGCCACCGGCTGGCCATTCTGGATCTGGGACTGAAATACACCCCTATTGCCGCCACCAACAAGGACGCCCAGTTTGTGGAAAACAAGGAGGTCACCATCCGGGATATCGCCAGATACTTCGGCGTGCCCCTCTACAAGCTGCAAGAGGGCAAGCAGGCCTACGGCAGCAACGAGCAGAACGCCATTGAGTACGTGGTGAGCACCCTCCATCCCATTGTCAACCAGTACGCGGAGGAGCAGACGTGGAAGCTGCTGACAAACACGGAGCTGCGGCAGGGTTTGGAGATCCGGATCAACATGATGGCAGAGCTGAAGGGCGACACGGCCAGCCGTGGCGCCTGGTACACCAACCAGAGGAACAACGGCGTGTTCTCCGTCAACGATATCCGGGCACTGGAGGACCTGCCGGATGTGGAGGGCGGCGATGAGCGCCGGGAGAGCCTGAACTATGTCCCCCTGAAGGACTGGGCACGGCTCAGCGAACAGAGAAACGGAGGGAACGCAAATGCGGGTAACACTTAACGGCATCGTCGCAGCCGATGACGATGTGGAAATCTACCAGTGGTTCGGTTTCGCGGCTTTTTCGCCCAAGGCGGTGCGGGACGCGGTGGCGTCCACCCCGGAGGGCGAGGAGCTGGTGCTGGAGATCAACAGCGGCGGCGGCAGCGTATTCGCCGGGTCTGAGATCTACAGCGTTTTGAGATCTTCCGGCATCCACACGGTGGCCGAGGTGCAGAGCCTCGCTGCCAGCGCGGCCAGCTACATGTGCCTCGCCTGTGACGAGGTGCAGATCTCCCCGGTGGCGCAGATGATGCTTCATCTGCCTTCCACCTACACAGAGGGCAACCGGACGGCTCACATGCAGAGCATCCAGATGCTGGACAGCACCCGGGAGGCCATCCTCAACGCCTACGAGCTCAAGGCCGGCGGCAAGGCCGACCGGGCGGAGTTCCGGCGGATGATGAACGCCGAGACGTGGCTGACGGCTCAGGAGGCCGTGGACTGCGGTCTGGCAGACGGCATCATCGGCGAGACGGCCAGCATTGCCCCACAGAACGTGATGAATGCCATCGGCAGCGGCATCCGGGCGCTGGGATGCGCCGGAATGCCGGACATCACGGAGCTGCGGGCCAGATACATGGCGGAGCAGCACCCCACGCCGGAGACGGACCCGGCACCCACAGCATCAACGGGCGGTGAGCCCGATGCAGATACCGGAGACTGGCAGGCACAGGCCCGCCTGGATCTGGAAAAAATCAGATTTTAAACGGAGGTAGCAAAACATGAACAATCTCAGACGCGATCTGGTGGATCTGACCACCCAGCGCACCGCCCGTCTGGAAGCCGCGCAGGCGGCTCTGGATGCGGGCAACCAGGCGGACTACGATTCCGCCATGGCGGATGTCCGTGATTTCAACGGCCGCATCCAGAACATTCAGGATCTCATCACCGAGCAGGACCGCCAGATCATGGCCGCTCCCGCTCCCGCCGGCGCAGAGGCCCGCGACATGGCCGAGGAGCGCGGCCATGCCCTCATGACCGGTAAGGCCGTGACCTTCACCGCCGACGAGACCCGCCGGGCCGTGATGAACTCCATCACTCTGGCCACCGGCACTCTGGTGGAGCCCACCGGCGCCGGCAGCAACATCCGGGACCCCCTGGGCAACGTGGTCTCCTCCATCGTGGATCAGGTGTACGTGCAGAACCTGACCGGCATGGGCAGCTTCCTGGAGCCCTATGTGATCTCCGAGATCGACGCCAAGGGCGGCAAGGTGACCACCAACGCCGGCAAGGCCCGCACCACCAGCACCGACCCCACCTTCGGCGTGGCCAAGATCAGCCCCTACGAGCTGAACGTGACCCAGTTCGTTGACCGCAATATCTCCCGCCTGAGCCCCGCCGACTACTACACCAAGATCTACAACATGGCCATGCGGGCCATGCGGCGCAAGCTGGCGGCTTTGATCGTCAACGGCGACGGCCAGGCTTCCCCCGACATGTTCGGCATCAAGAACGCCAAGAACGTAGCGGGCGCCGCGATCGCGGCCAGCGTGGACGTGTCCAGCATCGACGAGAACCTGCTGGATGACCTGTTCTTCTCCTATGGCAGCGACGAGGCCATCGGCCAGAACGCCCGGCTGCTGCTGAACAAGGCGGATCTGAAGGCCATCGGCAAGCTGCGCAACAGCGACAAGCAGCGGGTGTTCAAGATCAACCCCGCCACGGGCAACCCCAACGTCGGCACCATCGAGGACGGCGGCAACATCGTGCCCTACACCATCGTCAGCGATCTGACCGCCCTGTCTGCCTCCACCGCTGGCAGCGCTGCCATCCAGACTATGCTGTACGGCGATCCCGCCAACTACGAGCTGGGCCTGTTCGGCGACTACACCGTGCGGGTGGACGACAGCGTCAAGGCTGTGGAGCGCATGGTCACCATCCTGGGCGACGCCATGGTGGGCGGCAACCTGATCGTGGACAAGGGCTTCGTCATCGCCAACCTGCCCAAGTCCGGCGGCTGATCGGAGGGGTGACGGATGGCGGCGTTTAGTGATCGGCAGGCCAGCATCCTGAGCTACTGCCGGATCGACGATCCCACGCCGGAGGACCTGAGCCTGCTGGAGGGTTTCCATGCGGACGCCGTCAGCTACATGCGCAACGCGGGCGTGGCGGAGCCGGAGGCCGGTTCCGCCCGCCTGCCCCAGTACAACACCTGCATTCTGGCAATGGTGCTGGACGCCTGGGACAATCGGGGCACTCAGACCGCCGACAAGGTGTTTACAGACAACCCGGCTTTCCGGAGGCGGCTGAACCAGCTGAAGCTGACGGAGCCGGTGCGGTCCGATTCGGACACGGAGGGCTAAGGTATGGACGTGAATGCTGGAAAGCTGAATAAGCGGGTGGAGATCGTGCGGATCTCCACCTCCCCTGACGCTGACGGCTACGCAGCCACCACGGAGACGGTGATCCGGCGCCCCTGGGCGCAGTTCTCCCGGGTCAGTGGCTCCGAGGCGCTGCGGCAGGGCGCGGACATGGGCGACGTCAAGGTGCGGTTCCTGATCCGCTCCGGGCATACGGCCATCAGCCGGAAGGACCGGGTGCGGTACAATGGCGCGGACTACGAGATCGAGTACGTCAATGACTACGGCGACAGCGGCGAGTATACGGAGCTGATCGCCAGGCTGCTGACGGCGGGAGGCTGCGTATGAGCATCAACGAGACCATCATCCAGGCGGTGACGCCCATCGTGCCGGTATGCGTTCCGGATGTGTACCGGCCAGACGCTGGGAAGACTCCGGCAGAGGTCTATTGCGTGTTCAACTACACGGAGTCGCCGGATGTGTTCGGTGACGATGAGCCGCAGGCCATTCGGTATCTGATCCAGCTGCACCTGTATCTGCCGCTGGGGCAGACGCCGCTCCGCCTGAAACGGCAGCTCCGGCGGGCCATGCTGGACGCCGGTCTTGCGGTTGGGGATTATACCAACGCCAGCGATCTGGAGGGCCAGCACTACGTCCTGGAGTGTCAGGCGCTGGATCTGGAGGTGGGCTGATGGGCTTCACGGTCAGAGGGCTTGACGAGTTCTCCCTATCCCTTCAGGAGTTGGCGGAGCTGCCGAACGCGGTGCAGGATGACATGCTGGAGGCCGGAGCCGCAGTTGTGGCCAAAGCCCAGCGAGACAAGGTGATGGCCTACGGCATCTATGACCGGGAGAGCACCCAGCATGTGGCGGATTCCATCAGGCCGGGCAAGGTGAAACTGAAAAAGGGCGAGAGGGTCATCTATGTCAGCCCCACGGGTAAGCGGAAACGGGGGAACACAGAGACCCGCAATGCGGAGATCTTATTTGTCAATGAGTTCGGCAAGAGGGGCCAAAGCGCCCGGCCTGCCGTGCATGACGCCAACGAGGCCAGTGCGGAAGCCACCACGCGGGCAGAGTTTGAGGTTTATGACAGGTGGCTGAAATCCAAAAAACTGTAAGGAGGAAACCATGGGCAACAAAGCAGTTAAAACACCTCTTGGTATGGTGTCCAGTTACTTCTTCCCCTTTGCCAGTGAGCCGGTTGGCACCCATCCGGTCTACGGCGAGAAGGTGGATATGGGCGCAGCCGTCAAGGGCTATCTGAGCCTGACCACGGCCTCCGGCGACATCACCGGCGATGACGCCATGCTGCTGTATTTCGAGCAGTTCGTCTCCGGCCAGGTGGACGTGGAGACCACGCTGAGCGATCTGGAGGTCAACGCCAAGCTCTACGGACACAGCTACAAGGCGGGCCGGGAGACCGCCAAGGGCGAGGACAGCGCCCCCAACGGCGCCTACGCCTTCATTGAGCCGATCCTGAAGAAGGACAAGACCCTGGTCTACCGGGCCTCGTTCTTCTACAAGACCACGGCCATGCTGAGCGCGGAGAAGCAGGAGGCGGACACCCGCAAGAGCGACTTCAATCCCAAGATGAACGCGGTGAGCCTGCGGGTGATGAAGGACAACGCGGACGCATGGCGCGAGCGGCAGGAGTTCCCCACCCAGTCCGAGGCGGAGGCGTTCATTGACTCGCTGGCGGGCGGCACGGCGGCCTACGGCGTGACCATCACCCATATCGGCACCGGCACCAGCGATCCCGGCGAGGGCACCACCTATGTGACCGCCGGGCAGAGCCTGGCCATCGACTTCGGCACCAAGGACCCCACGGCGCTGTATGACAACGCCACCAATGTGACCAGTAATCTGGCCGCGCACAAGTACACCGTAAGCTCCATCGCGGCGGCTCACGAGATCGTGGCCGTCTGGAGCACCTGATCTTTTTACCGCAAGGACGGCCCGCACCGGGCCGCCCTTGCAGGAGGTTTATGCCATGCGATACGTTACGTTTGATTTCGACGGCAGCCCTCTGCCGCTCATGCTGACGGCGGGGGCGCTTTTTGATATTTATGACCGCTACGGCGTCCATGACAGCATCCTGCGGGCCACCGGGGCCATGGAGGACACCCCCCAGGGCTGGATGGCCTGCTGTGAACTGGCAGAGCTGCTGATGCAGCAGGCGGCGCTGTGGCGCAGACGGCAGGGATATACCGACCGCAAGCGGACGGGCTGGCCGTTACGCTCTCAGGACCGGGCAACGATCCGCACCGCCGTGCGGCAGGCCATTGCGCGGGGCTTTTACCGGGCAGTGCCCTCCGGAGAGGACGCCGGGGAGGTCAACTTAGTCCTGGCGGCCCGAGAGGATGAGCGGGCGGAGGATCCGGAGCGGCTGCGGGTCGGGTTTCTGGCCGTATGTGCCGCCCGGCTGCATCTGGCCCCGGCAGACGCTCTGCTGCTGACGCCGGGCGAGTATCTGGACATGGTGACGCTTTTGAGCGGCGGAGAGGAGGGAGACTATGGCGGTCCGGCAGATTACAACTGAGATCTCGATCAAAAACGAGGCGGAATTTCGGAAGCAGATGAAGGCTGTGAACAACAGCCTTTCCGGCATGAAGTCCGAAATGGCCAAGGTCTCCGCCGAGTTTGACGGCCAGGCAAACAGCGCCGATGCACTTCGGAAGAAGCAGGCCATTTTACAGCAGCAATATGATCAGCAGAAGGAGAAGGTCCAGGCATTGGCCCGGATGCTGGAGAGCGCCAAGAGCGCCTACGATGAGAACAGCGATGTGGTTCTGAGCTACCAGCGGCAGCTGAACACGGCCACGGTGGAGCTGATTAAGTTTGACCGGGAGCTGAAGAACACCGACAAGTATCTGGATGAGGCCGCCCAGTCCGCAGACGGTACGGCGTCCAGCATCGACGAATTCGGCAAGACCGTCAAGGACGCCGGAAAAGAAGGCTCCGACGGCATGGGCCAGCTCACGGAGGCGTTTGGCCAACTGGGCGAGGCGGCCAAGAGCGGCGACATCAACGGCGTTGTGGCGGCTCTTGGCTCCATGAAGGGGCTGCTGGCGGGCGCTGCGGCTGTGGCCGGGGCCAAGGCTCTGGCGGACGGCATCATCAACATCACCGAGTCCACCAAGGAGTACCGGACGATTCTGGGGACGCTTGAGACCTCAAGCAAGCAGGCCGGTTACACCCAGGAGCAGACCACGGAGATCTACAAAAAGTTTCAGGCGGTGCTGGGCGATACGCAAAAGGCCGCCACGGCTACCGCCAACCTTCAGGCGCTGGGGCTGAGCCAGGAAAACCTGCGGGTCATTGTGGAGCAAGCTATCGGCGCCTGGGCCACCTACGGCGATTCCATCCCCATTGACAGCCTGTCCGAGAGCATCAACGAGACGGTGCAGGTGGGAAAGGTCACCGGCGTCTTTGCGGACGCCCTCAACTGGGCAGGCACCAGCGAGGACGAGTTTAACGAGCGACTGGCGTCCTGCGCCGATACCACCGAACGGGCCAATCTGGTGCTGACGCAGCTATCAGAGCAGGGCCTACAGGCCACCGGGCAGGCGTGGGTGGAGAACAACCAGGACATCATCGCCGCCAACACCGCCCAGGAGGCCATGAATGAATCCATAGCCCAGCTGGGCGAGGCGCTACAGCCTGCGGCCAGCTTCCTGCTGGAGTTCGGATCTGCTATGGTGGACATGGCAACGATGGGCGTCAACGCTATTTCGAGTCTGGTGGAGTGGTTCGACAATCTTTTCAACGCGCAGCAGAAGGCCACGCAGGCCAGTTTTGCCGCCATCGACAGCCAGTACAGTCTGGCAGACTACCAGGCCAACGGCCTGGTCAACGCCGGCGGTGTCATCGACTATGCAGCCGCCAAGCGGATGCAGGACGCCGGGACATTCAAGCGGGCTTCCGGTGTGACCCGGCAGGAGGCCCAGCAGCGGGGCTGGACCGTCTCATCTGTAAGCGATTTAGCCTGGGAAAGCGAAAAATATCACCAGGAAGTTGCGCGAAATGCAGTTGCTATGGGGGCGTTGCCTGGTTCCCTTTATTATCTGTCCAAAAAGCCAAACGGCTCCCACGCCAACGGGCTGGATTACGTCCCCTTTGACGGCTATGTGGCGGAGCTGCACCAGGGCGAGGCGGTGCTGACCTCCGGCGAGGCCAGCTTCCTCCGCAGCGCCATGGCGGCGGGGCGGACACTGGGCGGAAGTCGGCGGAACAGCCGGGCCGTGTCCGATTCGGACACCGGAGTCAGCGGCGGCGCGCCCAAGGTCTATGACCTGACGATTCCGGTGGAGCTGACCATTGACGGCGCCACTTTCGCCCGAAAGGAATACAAGTACCGCATCGCGGAGGACAACCGCCGGGGCGTCTCTCTGGCGGGGAGAGGAGGCAGCCGATGACACGGCCACCTTATATCGTAGACGGCGTGGATTTTACCGACTACGTCAACCGCTGGCAGTACTCCGTGGGCTATGTGTACCGGGAGGGCTCCAACGCGGCCCTGCGGCTCAGCGGCTTACAGCCCCGGGACCTTCTGGCCATCAAGACCCGGGTCTCCGTGACGGTAAATGACCAGCAGGGGCCGCAGCTGGCGGCGCTGCTGACGGCGGTGCTTAAGAACTACGTGCAGCTCACCTACTTTGAGCCCAAGGGCAACGCCGTCCGGACGGCCACCTTCATGCCCACCGTGGAGGAGGTCAGCATCCCGCCGGTGCCCGGCTCCGTCCGATGGGGTAAGGGCTTCCGGATCACCATGGAGGAGGCGTGATAATGGCAGTTAACGAGATCCGCTACAAGGGCGTCAGCTACGCCACAGACGATGATATCAAGGTCCCCTCCGGGATCCTGTACGAGGTCAAGGCCCTCCGCTCCGACAGTCTGGAGGCCAACAGCCTCACCGTCACGGTGTTTTCCAACGACAAGGCCATCATGGGCTTTGCGAAAAATGACAAGGTGGAGTATTTCCGGGATGGCCGCCGGGTGGGCGTGTACTATCTCCAGACGGTGGAGCGGGTCGGCAGCGACGCCTATACGCTCTCCGCCCTCTCCGCACTGGGGCGGCTTATCACCATGCGCCACGTGGGCGGCATCTACACCGGCCAGACGGTGGCAGAGGTAGTCCCCCAAATTTGCGGCCCGGTGGCGGTGATGATCGAGAGCGTATACGCCAGCCGCCAGCTGTACGGCTACCTGCCATACAGCAACCCGGACAAAGAAAAAGGCAACGGCCGCAGCGCCCGGGATAGCCTCTCCCAGGTCCTGTTTGCCATCGGGGCGTCTTTGGGGACTGACGAGAACGGCGTCATGCGGGTGGAGAAGCTGTGGGACGGCGTCTCTGCCACGATCACGGCGGACCAGATCAACGAGGACTCCTGCTCCACCGTGTACGAGACCCCGGTGAGCGCCGTGGAGATCACGGAGCACCAGTGGGTAAAAAGCCAGGATACCGTCACCCTCTTTGAGGGCACGGCAGAGGACGGCACTCTGGTGACGTTTGAGGATCCCGCTCACAGTCTGACGGCGGAGGGCTTTGCCATCACCGAGCAGGGGGACAACTACGCCATCCTGTCCGCCGGAACCGGCACCCTCACCGGCAAGAGCTACAACCACCTGACCCGCATCGTCCGCCGGACGGTGACGGAGGGGGCCGAGGAAAACGTGGTGACGGTGAGCGACGCCACGCTGGTGTCTCTCACCAACAGCGTGGACGTGGCCAAGCGCATGGCGGACTATTACCGCCACCGGGAGACCATCCGGGTAGACGTGGAGCCCGGCACGGAGCGGGCGGGCAGAGTGGTGCAGATCTTCCACCCCTGGGACAAGGAGATGGTCCAGGCCTGCGTGGAGAGCCGGGAGACGGTGATCTCCGGCATCCTCAACAGTCAGACCAGCGCGCTGGTCGGCTTCACCCCGGCACAGCCGGAATCGGCGGAATATTTTGACGAGCGGGTTGTCCTCACCGGCTCCGGCGAGTTCCAGATCCCGGAAGGCACCACAACGATCCACTATGTGATGATCTCCGCCGGACAGGGCGGCCACTGCGGCGAAAAGGGCGAAAATACCCAATCGGGGCCTAAGTTCTCGTGGACGGACCCGGTTTTTGAGGATCGGGTAGACGGCTACGCATTGGCGCTGGGTGGCAAGGGCGGTCCCGGCGGCAAGGGCGGCATGGGCGGCAGAATCGTAGAGGGCGATCTCGACGTGTCCCAGTTGAAAAGCCTTGCCTATGATTGCGGAAAAAGCGGAAAGGGCGCCGAATTCAGCCCGGACGATCTCCCCGGGACGGACGGCACGGATACGGTGTTCCACGGCATGACTACGGCGGGCGCGTCTGCTCCTGATTGGGGCTTCACGGATCCCATCACCGGGGAGCAATTCGGCGGCATCGGTGAGGACGGCCTCCCCGGCGGCGACGGAGCCGGACGTGATCCGTCTGTAAGTGAGTACACAGATGATAGCGTCCAGCAATATGTCAATGGCACAATTGCTTATGACGAGGACGGGAACGCTTTTACCCCCGGCCCTGTGGCTGGCAGCGAGGGGAAAGTCAGTATGACCAGAATCACATCAACAGGC